ACCTTATAATTCACCTCAATAGCATTTAAACCATCAATAATATCTGGCCAACTTTCATCTGGTGCTGGTTCTAATCTCGCAGGTTGTGAAACATTATCCAATGTGTATTTTGTTGTTGCTAAAGATTGCAACACTCCTGCTGTATCATAATATTTAATATTGAACAAAGTTGTTTGAACGGGACTTTTAAATAATTCTGAAACATCATTCCAATTATCTCCATACTGTGTAATTTCAGTTGTAATAAAAAACCTGTTTGTATATTCTTGACAACTACTTGTTGCCGCCTTTATTAAATCCTCAATTAAACTATCATCAGCAGTTGTATCAACTTTTAAATAAAGTTTCATGTCTTCTGTGTCAACCGCTTGTTGATTTGCTGCATCTATTACTTTGTAAGATCTCATATTATGGTTTAAAAAAAGGGGATTGGCCGATTAAAACCAACCCCCTTAAATTTTCAATCAAATTATATTAATGAAGTGAATTTAACAAATGATGCTCCATCTGCAACTCCCCAACCATAATGGTTATTTAATACTAATCTTACCTCATTATTCATTGCATTCGTGTATGGATCAACTGTAATTGATGTTGGCCCAAATGAACAAAAATAAAGTCTGTCAAAATCACCAAATAAACCATCTGCTGATGTTGCTGCAACAGTTGCTGGTGCATTTGAGAAATAAACTGGCCTTCCTAATAATAAATCATTTTGCATTGCTGCTGAAACATTAGAAACTTGTGCATCTGACATTAAACCTTTGTAAGCTGCCCAATTGTAAACAAATCCAAGATTTCCATCTAAACCATGATCATCAGCTAAAGTTTGGATTGCTGTTAATGCATCTCCACTTAAATCTGCTGCTGCTGCCTCAGTAAATGTCAAAACGCCTGTTGTTCCTGCAATTGATCCAGGTGCTGAAGCAACATCTGCTGATCCGAACATTGCAGCATCAATATTTGATGCAACTTGCTGCCCTAATTGAGCCATAATTGCTGCCTCTGCTCCACCATTTTGTGCTAAAATTACATTTGAAATGTTTGCAACTGCTGATAATCTACTTGGAGTTAATGTTACTTTTCCAAAATCTGCTCCTGTATCTGCAACTGTTGCATTTTCACCTGCCCATGCTGCTGTTGATTGTCCTGTTACTGGAATAACTGTATCAGCTGCCATGTTTCCTAAATCATTTAATCCAACTTGTGAATAAACTCCACTTTGAATTAATGCATCTGCATATGCCCCTGTTATTGATGGTGCAATTGCTGAGTTAGTTTGATCTATTGTTCTTTTTTCAGTCATAAATGATGGCATTCCAATTCCACTTAATGCCCCTCTGTTTTCTCTTTCTGCCTCTTGGTGCATTTCCGCCTCAACTCCTGTAAGTTTTCCACCATTACGCATTTCATTTACTGCCTTAAATAAACTCCATTCTCTAACTTCTTTTACTTCTGGCTTTGCAACTGTTGTTCCAACTGTTGATGCTGCCAATCTGATTTCTTTTTCCATTTTTTCTGCTCTTTCAATTTTTGCATCCATATTGTCTGCATCTGTTAATAACTCATCAACTGATGTATTTTCCTCAGTTGTTAAATCACGCTCTTCATTTTCTGCAATTAGTTTTATTTCCTCTAATTTTCCGATAATATCTGAACGCATTTCTTTTAATTCTTTTGAATTTTTCATTCTGCTTTCTTTTTTATTAATAATTATTTCCTTTTTTGTAACTCAATATTTAAGTTAAGTAATGAACGCTTAACCAAATCTTTTTCCTCATTCAATCTTTCCTGTTTTTCTTTGTAAACACTTAATCCTCTTTGTGCAATAACTAAATCATCAGCATCTGGATAAGCGGGATAAGTAACAGGAGAAACATCAAATAATCTTTTTACTTTTGTGATTGTTCTTACATCCATTCCATCTTTTGTTTCCCAATTATCATTTTCAACTGTAAATGCAAAAGATGATTGTGTTACATCACCCCTTTTCATTGAAATTGCTAAATCCTTACCATAAGATGTTTGGGGCATGTCAAATTCATATTTTAAACCCTTTTCATCAGTTGATAGTTTTAATGTTCCGCTTGTTGTTCTAGCCAAAATTAGATTTCCATCATGATTTATTAATGCTCTAACATCATTTTCCAAAACATCATCAAATGCTCCAGGTGCAATAATTTCTCTAAAACCTCCTAAATCTTCACTCATTGTATTGTAAACTGATGCATGGCCAACAACATTCATTGTTTCGCCCTCTTCCATTCTAGTTTCAATATTAAATAATCTTTTTTCCATACTATTGTTGTATTTTTTATCCCAAATTCCCATGATTAAACTTCTGTTTCTTCTTGTCCAATCTTGTCAATTGTAGTCATGTTTAATTGCATGAAATGTTTATCACCATCTGCAATTTTATTCATGTTTTCCTTATTTCTTATCTCATTAATGCTCATTGCACCAATGTTTAACATTGTTCTGTAAAACTCTGATCTGTCTTTTGTGTTTCCTCTTAATAAACCATTTACATTAAACTGAACAAAAGTTTTGCCAATCTCATTTGTTCTAAATAGTTTTAAATTCATTTCCTGCTCAATTCTTGTTAAATACGGCATTAGTGTATATGTAACAAATTCTTGTGATTGCATTTCAATATTGTTAAAACTTGATTTGCTTAAATCTTTTAGCATATGGGGAGGGATATTAAATATTCTCGCAACTTCCTCAATGCTGAATGTTCTACTTGCTAAAAATTGTGCTTGTTCTGCACTTATTGAAACAGGTTTAAATGTCAATCCCTCTTCTAAAACAACAGTTGCATTTGATCCTGTTAATTGAGCATAAACATTATTGAATGAATTTTTTAATCTTCCAATTGCTGTTTCACTTAATGCTCTATCAGTTTGTAAAACCCCGCTTAATTTTGCACCATTTTTAAAGAATGTGTTTCCAAACTCCTCAACTGCCATTCCCCAACCGATTGAATTCTTACATTGATCAATTGGGCTTAATCCAATAATTCCATCCTTTGTAATTGTTTTGAAATGTAAAATATCAGATGCATCATAAATATTTGATGCTGTTTCATAAAATAAAACGCCATCAATAAATTTAATTTTTACATCATCAGCATTTAAAGGCAATAACGCTGTTGGGATTGCTCCCCTGTTCCTTTCAATTCTAACATATGAATTCCCTTTTGTAAGTAAATCCATCATTACTTTTTCCAGGAATGTAATTTTTGATTGATAATTGTTGGGCCTTATTTTTAGTAAAGGATAAACAGGATTGTTTTCCGCCACAATTTTATCACCATCAGAATTTGTATAAACTCCCAATGGCAAACTTGAAACACTTTCACTTAATAATCTGATTGCGGCCCAAACTGCCGTAAATGTTAATGCATTATCACTCCCAACTGCAACTGCACTTCCATATGCAGGAACTAAATTTAATGATCTTTGTTCGTGTCTAACTTCATCTTTTGATGGATTAAACACATTTTTTATTGTATCAATTACGCCCAAATCTTATAAGAATTTGTGCAATTATACGCTTAAAAACACTAACTTTTGTGCAACTTGGTTGCATTTCTTAAATTTAATTTAACGCCCTTTTTATGCGTTTTAAGGCATTTTGATGGTTTTGCGGTATATATACATTAAAAAACATATAAAATCAATTACTAGATAGGGACTAACCAAACTAATTTATTATGTTAAATTGTTTTTTGCACCCTTTTTAACCTCTTATCTCTGCAATTTCTGAAACTATTATAATCAGAATATCGCCTCCTGTTGAAATGTTCCTCACATTCCTCCTCAACAATTTCATATGCTTTTTTATATGTTTTTGTTTGTGCTGCAACATCCCAAAATCTGTCATCAAATCCCTCTGGCGTTAATAATGCTAATATTTTATTATCCATATTTTTATTTAAAATGTTAATATTCCCCTCCCATCATATACACTTGTTGAATCTTCCCCTGTCATCATTTCACCAATTCCCATCACCAACGCAACAATTCCATCCACTTTTTCCTTACTCTTATTTTTTGCAACTTTAATATTTCCTGCCGGATCTTCTTGTATTGCAACATTTGACAACATCCAATTCATTGCAGGATTGTTATCATGCACAATTTGTTTGCCCAAAATAATTTTTTCCAATTCCTTTGTAGGTGCTGACATTGAAACAAAACCCTGTCCAAATGGATCCATGTTTGCACCATCATTTTGTAAATCAATGACTAATTGGGATGCATTCCATCTGTCATAAGCAATTGATTGAATCCGATATTTTTTGCTTAACTCATTTATTTTCGCTTTAATGAAATTGTAATCTGCAACATCTCCCTCTGTTCCTATTACATGCCCATCCCTTATCCATTCCATATAATTCACTCCATCTCTGTCACTTCTTTTCTTTGCGTTATCTTTTGGAATAAACATATGGGGCAAAACAATAATTTTATCCTCAACACTAAAAACCAAAACAAATGCACTTATATCTCTTGTTGATGCTAAATCCAAACCTCCCCAACATTCCATTCCCTCCAAACTTTTATAATCAAAATCTTGGTTGCATTCCGCCCACTCATCATGGCCAATCCATTGCGTTTGGCTGTCTGTCCAAATGTTTAACATTAACCTTTTAAATGTGTTTTGATATGATGGAACATTAACCGCCTTTTTTGATTCCTGGAGCATGTAATCTTTTCTTAACGATATTCCATAATTTGGATTTGCTTTTTTCCATGTTTCCTCCAATGTAATATCATCATCATCATCCGCCTCAAATATTACAGGATAAAATGTATCATCATCAATTGCACCGCTTTCCACTTTCTTTGCATAATCATAAACCTCATAACAAATTGATTGCCTATCATATCCCGCTGTTGTAATTGCAATTGTTAATGGTTGCCTCCTACTTCCTGTTGATGTTGTTAAGGTATCCCATAAATCTCTGTTGGGCTGTGTGTGTAATTCATCAAAAATAATGCAGTTGGCATTGAATCCATGTTTTGTTTTACTGTCTGAACTTATTGCTTGGAAGAAATTTCCTTTTGCCTCATGTGTGATTGAATTTCTGAACACTTTGGAACGGCTTGTTAATTCATTTGAATTTAATATCATTCCCTTTGCAATTTCAAAAACAATTCCCGCTTGATTTCTGTCCCCTGCTGCTGCATAAACTTCTGATCCCCTTTCACTATCTGCAAATAACATATATAAACTGATTGCTGCACATAATGTTGTTTTCCCGTTCTTTCTTGGAACTTCAACAAATACTGTTCTGTATTTTCTTAGATTTGTTTCCTCATCTTTCCAACCAAATATATTCCCAACAATTTCCTTTTGCCAATCCTCCAATAAAAATGGCTTTCCTGCCAACTCGCCTTTTGTGTGTGTGCAAAATTTCTCAATAAAACTTATTGATCTTAATGCTGAATCTTTATCAAAATAATATTTACTCAAAATAATTATTTATTTGCGTATTATTATTTACTGTTGGTGCTGAAATTGATGCCCTCGCAACAGGTGTTAATCCAAACTGAGTAGCCAATTTTAATGCTGATGCTAATGCATCCTTAGCAATTTTTTGATGCGGATTGGCTTGTGATCTTGTAACCATCCCATCAATGTTTTTAAATTCCTCAACCCTGCCGTTTTTCCTTAACCATTGTTCGCTTTCAATATATAAAGCAATTTCATTGCAATATGCCTCAACCAATCTTAAATCAACTGAATGCAACATCTGTAAATTAAATAATTGTTGTGTTACTTTTAGCCATTCGCCTTTTCCAATCTCACTTAATAACTCTGGTGCATCTGGCAATGATGAACACAATTCAACTTGCATTTCATTATCAACCTCCCTGCTTTTTTCAGTTGTTCCCTGCATTTTTTTTAATGCAGTTGGTAATTTCTTGCGGCCCTTTCCCATTTATTTTTTATTCAATGTTGGTTCTGTTCTTATTAATGATGGCATCCCTCCCTTTGGTTTTGCTNTCATATAANTTCCACATTCGCACTTTGCCTCCTTAACTTCAACACTCCCATCAATAACACAAATTGTTGCTTTTTCCAATGTTCGCTCCTTTTTGCATTCCTTACATTTATAAATTGTTCCCATCCTTTTTTTATTTCGTTTTGGTTTAAACTAAGTAGATAAACCTACAAATAGTAAACCCCTTTTTGCGTAAATGCCTCTTCCCTCTGGGCCGAACCCCCAATTTTGCGTATAAGAAAAGAAAAG